CGAGGAGGAAACTCATTACTAGAATATCGTGGTTCCACTGAAAAGTGGGCCCCTTTATTCCATAGTAATAAGCGTGTTCGCCAGTCTGATGACATTCTTGCAGAAATGCAATATGCCAATGGACAGGAAAACTACACGTTTGCTTGGGAGTACAATGAGCTTTATGCTCCTGTAGTCTCAGGCATCTGTGGTCCTCTCGTCAGATTGCGAGTCAATCCTGATAAACATCTGTATGGAGGTGAAGTTCACTTCCTACAAGAACCCGGTTTGAAGTTGCGAGCAATCGCTTCTCCTTACCGTATTCATCAGTTGGCACTTAAGCCTCTTGGTGACGCTATTTATAGCGTTGTTGAGAGTCTTGAGTGGGATTGTACTTTCGATCAATCGAAAGCAATACCTTGGATCCAGAGATCCTTGTCAGTTGGAAAGACAGTTCATTCCATTGATTTAACTGGTGCAACCGATTATTTCCCGTTAGGGATTCAATTGGAGACACTTCGTGCAATCTTTGGTGATCTGCTTGACATCAAACTACTTCAAGAAATATCACAGCTCAGATGGAAATCTGAAATTGGAGATATTCAATGGAAACGTGGCCAACCACTGGGATTATATCCTAGTTTTGGTATGTTTACATTAACTCATGGTCTTGTATTGTCGTTCCTTTTGGGACGTCCTTACAATCATGAGTTCCTTGTTGTTGGTGATGATGTAGTCATACTAGATGATACCTTGTTCACTAAATATACGGATTTACTCCGTCTTATGAAGTGTCCTTGGTCTCCATCAAAGAGTCTATCTAGCAATATCCTTTCGGAGTTTGCTGGAAAAGTAATCCTTGATACTAGTGTGATTCCATCTTACAAATGGAGAAAAATATCTAATGATAATTTTCTTGATATTTGTAAGAATCTGGGCCCACAGTCTAGTGTGCTTTTGACAAAAGCGCAGAAACGAGTGTTTGACTTGGTCAAGCACCTCGTGGAACCAATTGGTTTAAATATGTCATATCCAGGGTCAAACCTGACTATGATGATAATTAATACTGATCGGTTTCTACGTAAGTGTGAAAAGCACGCAATGAGGTCACTTGTTGATCTCACTCGTGTGATTCATAGGAATTCCTATGGATCTAGCACACCTTATGCGCTTGAACCAGAGATGGTTCAAGCTATTAAGGTCACCTTCGACGAGAAGGTGATGAACGTATTTAAACAGACAGTGTTTGCGCGTTGTGAAACGCTTTGGCACTGTGTTGCAGAAATACCCCAGGCTCTTGGTTTATCACCAAGATTACCTGCTGAGCAATCAACCTCAAAAAGGTTGACTACTCTGAAACGGTATGAGAAACTTGTTGGCTTACAAAGTAATACCTAG